ATCATACCTTACGTCTGCAATCAGAGATCTATTACCCAGTGCACGAGGGCCGAACTCTGCTTTACCATTGGCAATACCACATACTTTTTTTGATAACAAGTGATCTACTACTTCGGATGGATTAATTTTCTTCTGTATGTCATAACCCCTATAAGGAGTCCAGATAAGTTTATCAATGCCTGTAGCGACCTCCTGTGCGTACCCAGCGCACCCCAGAGACGATCCTGCGTCTGTTGGTGATATAGAGATGTGTACGTCATCGAATACGTCCCATAGGAGAGTATTGATAACCACGTTCTGAGCACACCCACCACCATATACAAGTTTGGATCCGTGCTTACGTGCTTCATGCATAATCTGCATAATACCGTATTGTGCAAATGCTTGAACAGATGACGCAACATCTGCATCATCGTATTGCTCTACCCACGACTGCATCATGTTCTTCATGTCGGAGTTTGCACCCTCTGCTTCCCACCACTGAGTTAACCAGTCTACAATATCGGGTACGGCAGTGCCGTATGAACTTAGACCCATAACAACATATTCGTCCTCAAGTGGACGTAAACCCAATTGAACTGTACATGTTGTGTAGACTAATCCAACTGATTTTGGTGCGAGGTATTCTTTGATTAGATTGAAGTTGCTGTCAAGAATAACAGCAGATTGTTTTTCACCTACACCATCAATAGAGACCATGACTGTTGTGTCACGATCATCCCATGGACGTGTGTAGAATGCAGTCGCACAATGCGACTTATGATGGTTAAAAGTTGAGTCGTACTTAGGATCATCCGAATGCTCGTAGAATGCCATGTGCATATGATCCCTATCAAAAGATGGTAGATCTTTGCAACTTGCTTCCCACAAGGACGGATGAATTATTTTGTCGTTTTTCTTTTTAGAGTATCGTTCGGAGTGAGACGCAAAGGTCACCACTCCATCTTCGATAACTGATAAGGCGGCATCGTGATAATTCTCACTAACTCCAACATATCTCATAGTATACCTCACATAATAGTTATGTAAGTATATATGGGATTCTTATCTTAGATTCCTACAATGTGCTCGTAGAGTTCTTTCCACGTTGGGAAGTTAGGGAACTCTTCGTTGCTCATGTTGTGACCATGCTTGATCATCAAAGACTCAAGTCCCATCTTAGCACCAACTTTGGCATTCTCTGGTTTGTCTTCAATCCAGTATGCTCCAGTGTCTTTGTACTTAGCAAGTGTTTCATCTTTATCAGCACCACAGTCAAGGCAGATCAATTTCTCGAACACACCCTCACCGAACAACTTCTCAAGGTTCATCATTCTTAGTTTATAAGCATGGGGATCTTCACTCAAAGAAGTAATACAGTGGAACACATATCCGTGTTCTTCATGTAACTTTCTCACATACTTAATGGCATCTCTAAGAGGGGGAAGGAATCCTATCGCCGCACTCTCGTTGAAAGTTCTTACGCAGTTCTTACTAACTGCTCTCTCAATACCATACTGGTGACCAACATCATACTGAAGTTGTGCACCTAATTGTCTCTTAAAACCGTGAGTATCCATCCAAACGTGGAAGGCATACTCCCAGTTGAGGAGAACACCGTCACAGTCGGTCAAAATTACTTTATCTAAATCGTTCATTCATTACCTCATTTCAAATACAAGTGTATTATAGCACTATATGGGTACGGTGTCAAGCGTTTATTAAAGAAATCTACCTTCTTTTTCGTGCTTGAGCATATCGAGTTTCCACTCTCCACCAGTGTAATGACAGAAGTTTGCTTTCTCGAAGAACACATCATCACTACCATAATGAGGTGAGTCGTTCCACTTCTGGTCTAAGTGACCTATCTCCATGTCATGGTACAAGAACTGCCCAGACAGATATGGTTGATCATTCATAATAGACATATGAAATTGAGGTTCTGCATAGAACCATTCTTTCCAGTCCATGAAGTGCTTACGTGCAAATAGACGTGCTTCACGTTCCCACACGACTACACCCGTATTCATGATAGTTAACTTAGATGGGTTCTGGGGTGGCATTGATGGCACAATAGGAATATTGTGCAGATTGAATTTTGAGACAAAGTTTAATAGGGTTTGCTTCTTGAAGTCCCAAGAGGCATATCCACCACCAGTAGCAGTAAGGATATCACTTTCGAGTACACCATATACATCCGCACCTTCACACTGATCGAATATATTCTCTTCGGTGTTGACACCTATATCAGTATCTGCGAATAGTACTTTGTCGTATTGATCGAACATAGGATCGTAGATGACCCTAAGACATTCGAATAAGAGTGCAGTGCTGTCTGTGGTATCAATGAACTTTGTTTCGTCTGAGTAGTAGTAGTCCGCACCAATCTTGTCGGCATACCTTTCGAAAGAGTTTTTAGATACCTGTGCTACATCCTTGTATAAAGAAGATCTATTATGCCCTTTGATTTCACCACGTTGATCGACTTCTGGTGTGATTACCATGTATTGAAAAATCGCATTTTTCATTATCTTCTCCATTTGTAGGTCTCCCGACTTTCTTGATTCGGGATCCTTTATTCATTTCATAATACGATTTATGTCGATTACGTTTCTTGTTTTCGTTGTCATGACGTGCGTACTTAGACACAGTCCTGTCCTCATCTAACTATAATGTTTGTTCAGTGTTTCCAGTTTATCTTCAAACTCAGCAATCTTACCAAGTTCCTGTTCGAAGTGCTCCATAATATCTGGGTGTTCTGCAACACCAACTTGATTATATAGCATAATCTCTAAGTTTACTTTATGGAGTTCGATCTTACCTTCTAAAGACTTCCTTGTCGCCTCTATGATCCTTTCATTTAAACTACGAGACATTTTCTAACCTAACCATTAATCGTTCTGCACGATTGGTCACTTGCTTATGCCAACGTGAATCCCTACCTTCAACTGCGGCGGTTGCCCAGTCACCATCTATCAATGCACTGTTCATCTTCTTGAACTTACTCAAACGAGTACGTCCCATGTTGAACATCATGTTAACCAAGATCTGCTGTACTTCGTCTGGAAATGCTTCAAATGTCCCTGTTTCGTATAGAGCACAACATTCAAGGATTGAGGTTTGGAGATCTTTTTCGAACACTTCCCAAACTCTATCTTCCGTAACTTCGAATCCAACTTCTTCCCCATACTCTGGGTCTGAAGAGATAACCAAGTGCCCAACCCCAAAGGTTGGTAAACCGAGGTGATCGTGGTACACTTCATACTTGACTCCTTCGTCAATTTTTAATTGTTCAAATACTGCTTCTTTATTCAATTCTATTCTCCTTTCAGATCCCAAAGTAGGATCTCGTTATATTTCGGGTTGGGATCCTGTGGATCATCCCATGTGTAATAAGGTTCACTTCTTAGAACCTCTTCCAATTTGTTCTGATCATTCCAACCAGATCTATTCATGTAGTTTTTAAAACAAGGGAACGTAGTTAAAATCTGACCACCCTCGTTTAGACTGTCTTTGATATTATCAATAACGGTTGCGTCTATCAACCCTTCACCAAAAACACCACACAATATTATAAAATCATACTTCTGTGGTAATGGTTTCTTTACTATATCCAATATCGTTACAGACTTATAGTATGGTTTTGATAACTCACACATCTTCCATGATATGTCGTATCCATCCCAATCAGATCCACCGTGTTGTTTTGATAACAACCCAGAACCTATACCTATCTCTGCGACTGTCTTGCCTTCTAAACTAATATGTTTATTTATAAATTCACTTACGTGAGTAGGCAAACTCCAATTCCAAGATATCAAATCCTCTTCGTATTTTGCCCATCTATTATATCGTTCTGCAATGAGATCTGATTGGTTAAATTTTCTTCTATCTGGATGCAATGACTTACCCAACTATTCCTCTACTGACTAATTCGTTACGGATCTTCTGCCTTTTCTTAGGTGCTAAGTGTGCACTCTCAAGTTCTTTCTGCAACTCGTTAGTTGGTGTTGACTTCATAAAGAAGTGTTGTACTGTCTTCTTATTCGAACCCTTTGCTCGAATTGTCTGACTCTCTTTAAATTTAACTGGCATGTTTTTCTCCTATCATGTCTTTGGTCATTATGTAATCACGAACAAAGTCGGATCGAACAATATCTGCCCAAGTGAATTCAACTGTGGTGAAGTTCTTCATCAGTTCGAGAATGCCCATGAATTTCATGATACCTCGTTTGTCTCCTTCTTTGACAAAGTCTGATTGATAATAATCTCCACAGAATATTATTTTACAGTTATGACCTACTCGTGTAATTATCGAGTCCAACTCGTGAAATGTCAAGTTCTGCATCTCATCTACAATAACCACAGCATCGTTGATAGTAGTACCACGAATGTGACTTGTAGATATAAATTGTATCTGACCGTTCTCACTTAGTTTAGAGTATGCTTCTTTATCTTCGAACAACTCTGTACATATAGAGACGTATGGTGCAGTGTATGCTTCCAACTTCTCTTCCAGTGAGCCTGGCAGAAATCCTATCTCCCTTGTAGGTACAATAGACCTACAGATAACAACTGATTCCATGTTGTTACTTTTATCAAGTACTTCTTCCAGTGCGAGATAGAGTGCACTGAATGTTTTACCTGTACCTGCGGATCCAGATAACACTAAGTGTGATCCAGATTTGTATGCTTCGAATACTACCTCTTGACCTTGAGTCATAGGATCAACGGTCACGAGATGTCCCGCATCTAATTTACGAGGTTTTACTGGGTTTACTTTACGCATAGATTAAGTCTTAATAGTGTTGTTTTTGCCAGCGCCTGCTTTGATTCGTTTCAGATGGTCATTCCAATCTGATCCTGCAATCTGTCGTGCACTCTTATGTCCCGAAGTTAATGAAGGTGCAACAGTATACACCCGTTTCATATTCGGATTGTCGTTTAGGTACTGATCGTACTCTGAGATTTTAAGCATCACATCGTGCACTTCATTGGTCTCATTATCTTTAAATTCATATATAGGCATAATTTATTTTCCGTTCCATACGACATCCCTCCGAAGAGGGATGAAGAGATATGGTCACCTTCCTTATTGAGTCATTTGTTGTTCAACAATGGTTTGATTTAAGTAGACCTGCTTCTTTGCTAATTTATAAGCAAGGTCTGCTTTACCTTTCTTTTTCATTCGCCGGATATAGAAATCTAATTCTTTACTATCCTGCTTCAACCGTTCCAATTGTTTTTCTGACATCAACACCTCTCTTTGTTAGTGGGTTTATTTAAGGGTTAAGGATCATATAGTTTTACTTCACTATTAGGGTGGGGAAAATCTCCTCTGTTAGTTTTTTGGTTAAGAATTTCACTGGTGGTTCTTTATTCACCATGGACAAAACAATGACCGCATCTTGGGGATGAATACTCTCCAACATACGAATGAATATGTTCTCACGTTTATACTGTGGGACATCCGCACCACCTTTCACAAAGTACCCGAATTCTTTATGCTTCTTCAGCAGTGAACTTGGGGTGGACTCTGGAATGTTTGGTTTGTACGGGGGTTTTCCTTTGGGTAAAAGGAATTCAAGAGAGTCATCGAACGTGCCTCTCAAGATGTCTTTAAGTGCGGGTACGTTTTGGTATTTAAGCAATACCTCTTTCCTACCTGCTTTGTTCTTCTGTTTTTCGAACTCTTCTAAAATCTCGAAGACCTCTGGTTGCTTGGGTTCATAATTCATAATTTATTATTCCTTCTACTCTATTATATAGGGTTATTAAGTTCTTGATACGAGTACTTATATCAAAAATAATGTAAAAAAATCCCCTCCGAAGAGGGGAAATATTGGGGGATATCACTTAGGAATCATCACCAATTTTCGGTTTCTCCCCCGAACTTTAAGCAGCGGCAAACAATTCAGTTGCCTTCTGCTTGTAATTCTCGACCACAGCACTGAAGTCTTTTGACTCACCAGTACAAACGTAAGGTTTGTTGTAAGAACCAATGTTGATGTCAACGTAGTGACTTCTGTGGAAGTAATCAGTCATTGGATCATCTTCACAATAGAAGTCTTCACCTTCCATTGCAGACTTGAGTTCTTCAAGGAACTTAACAACAGTCGGGTTAGAACCGTAGTTGTCTTCGATCCAGTAGGTGTTAACGTCAACGTACTGATCTTGCAATCTATTAGCAAGTGACTGACAATCATAAGGATTGCATTGTGTGTCGTAGTGTCTGCTATTCACCATGCTTTCATTCTTCGCACCGATGATATCAAGAGCACCCTCTTTAATCTTACAGACTAAACTTGAATGATGTCTGATTGCTAAAGTACCTTTCATGCCGTACTTCTTGAGTACTGCCTTGATCTGTGGTGCTAACTTCTTTTTGTCTTCTTGTGATACATATGCCATAATTTAATTCTCTCTCAATTTGTTGCGGGTTAATTCCCAATCAACGTACCTATTATCTCATAGGTAGATGCATTTGTCAAGCGTTTTCTTGAAATAAATGCAAGTTTTTTTAGAAATAAGGGTTCTCCAGTTCGATCTTGCTACTACCCAGAGTACCGAATGGTTGCTCTGCAATAGACTCAATTGCACACTGGTTGTCGTATTTCTCTCTCT